CACAAGTGCAGGCCAACAACGTAGCAATGGTGCGGGGGGTGTGGAATCAAGCATTCAAGGACGAACATGAGAGCTTCCCCAATGGCAAATACAAGGATCAGGTTGATGCTGCAGCCGGAGCCTACATGAAGCTCGTAGGTCCGGGCAAGGTTGCGGGGGTATTGTTCTAGTGTCGTCTATGGAAGTCAATCTGCGTACTATGTTTGCCCGATTCCTTGGCTATCGGAACTCGCGCAATCTCTGGAAGGCTTTTGGTTATCCCGCAAGCATCACTTCCACAATGTACCACGATGCGTATCTTCGTGGCGGCATTCACAATAGGATCGTCAAGGCTTACCCAGCCGCATGCTGGAGGGATGGCGCTGAGGTGATGGATGACGATGGCGCTGGCCTCGACCCCAGCAAGGACAACTACTCAGCCTTTGCCCACACCTTCTACCGCCTTGAGAAGGACTTCAAGGTCTTCCACTACTTGGCTCGCGCAGACAGGCTTAGCCGATTGGGCCATTACAGCGTATTGGTTATGGGATTCGGCGACAACAAGTCCTTGAGCGAGGAGATGGTTGGCCAAGCGCCACTCAAGTATCTCAATGCCTACGCTGAGCACGCCGTGACCGTATCCAAATGGGACACGGACACCCAGAGCGAGCGGTTCGGGTTCCCAGTGATATACAAAGTGACGCCCAACAAGGACAAGGGTGTTACGCTAGACCAATCTCTCCCGATTCAATCATTTGACGTTCACCACAGCCGCGTCCTCCATGTAAACGAGAACCAGGAAGACAATGAGATCTTCGGTGAGCCCTGTCTGCGTCCGGTTTGGAACTATCTGCTTGACCTAGAGAAGGTCGCAGGCTCCAGCGCAGAAACCTTCTGGCTTAATGCGCGCGGTGGCATGGCCATTGAGGCCTCTGCGGATGCCAAGCTCAGCACAGAGAGCATAGCGGCCCTCAAGGTGCAGGCAGAGGAATACGAGAATCAATTGCGTCGCGTAATGGCGATGCAGGGTGCCACGGTCAAGATGCTTGCGACCAATGTGGCCAGCCCCAAAGACAATCTGGAGATGCTGTTCTCGCTGATCTCCGGTACCACCGGAATACCTCAACGCGTCATCTTCGGATCGGAGCGTGGTGAGCTGGCATCATCGGAAGATGCCAACAGCTGGGAGAGCCGGGTTGATGAGCGACGCAAGGGGCATTGCGGACCATTCATCCTTGAGCCCTTCCTCCAGAGAATGATTGATACGGGCAACCTGCCAGAGCCCAAGGGCGATTGGTGGGTCGAGTGGCCAGAGGCTTCTTCTGCCTCTCCTGAGAAGGAAGCAGACATCGCCGTCAAGCGTGCTCAAGCTCTTGCGGCCTATGCCAATTCCGCATCGGACCAGATCGTTGGCTCAACGGAGTTCCGCATATGGCTAGGCCTGCCAGCAGTTCCTGAAGATGGCGTAATAGAGGAAGAGGACGATCCGGACGACCTTGGCGCAGGCTTGCCGCCATTGGAAGTTGAAGAGGAAGACGATGCGGGGGGTGAAGATGAATAAGCCTCTGCGCACTAGCTCTTTCGCACTCCCCTGCACGTGCGGGCACAGCCACCCTTCTCAAAGGCTTGGGCAAGGGGTGGCTTTCAACGTCTCCGTGGCCCGTCCTCGCTCGACGCTGGTTGACCCGACTAAGACCACACAGCTGCGCAGGCGGTTTGAGGCTGACTTCATACGCAGGTTCCGCAAGATCATCAAGCATATCAAGAACGAGATCATTGAGCTTGACGGGTTTGATCTCAATGGCGTGACCACCAACAGGCGGTTTGATTTCCCAACCGACCAAGCCAAGGTCGCGGGATTCATGTCTTGGCTTCAGACCGAGGTGGATGCTGAGATCTTCAATGGCACTCTTGCGTCGCCCCGATTCGTGGCAGCGCAGAATTCGTGGATGAACACTTACATTCAAACTGCGTATCGTCGCGGGATGGCAACTTCCCTTGCCGAGGTTCGCAAGGCTGGAGGCAAGGCCACTGCGACGTACGTACAAGACGCATTCCTTCGTCCGGTCCATGCTGATCGGGCAGGGATCATTTATTCAAGGGCCTATGAAGGCCTAGCCAATATCACAACTGAGATGAGCAAGCAAGTGAGCGAAGTTCTTGGTCAAGGCCTTCTCAATGGGAGCAATCCCGAGGTGCTCGCTAGGCAGATCGTGAATCGGGTCGAGAAGATATCGATTACCCGTGCACGCATGCTGGCTCGCACTGAAGCTATAGCTGCTCACGCTGAAGCCAAGCTCAACGTATATGAGGATGCCAACATTCAGGGTGTCGGGCTTATGAGCGAGTTGCTAACGGCTGGCGACGATCTCGTTTGCGAAGAATGCGACGCGGCCTCTGCGGCTGGGCCCTATGAAGTGGCCGCAGCTCATGGCCTCATCCCTCTGCACCCCAATTGTCGGTGCACGTGGATACCAGTAATCACGAGTGGCAAGGAGATCACCCTCTCATGACCATCAAAGCCAATAGAGATTGCGGATGCGGCAATGACGCTCCGAACGTTCAGCGCCTACGCGGCAACGCCCTACAAGGCTCCCGTCGAGAGATCTTCCTTGGCCAGGAGCATCTCGTTGTGCCACTCGTCATGTTGCGTCAGACCGTCGTCAATGGCGCATTCGTTCAATTGGGTGAGCTCGCCCCAGAAGGATGGAATGGCGCACCAGTGACCATAGGACACCCAGAGGTGAATGGTGTTAGCGTGACGGCCAACACTCCTACGGTATTGCAGAAATGGCGAGTTGGCCAGATCTTCAATGCGAGGCTTGATGGAGACAAACTCAAGGCTGAGGCCTGGATCAACGTCGCACAAGCAGAGGCCTTCCGTAGCGGCATCATAGCGCTGCTGGAGGGGGGCCAACAAATGGATGTCAGTACTGGTTACTTCAGTACTGATGAAAAGAAGTCCGGCACATTCAACGGCAAGCAGTACAATGCTGTGAGCTACGATTTGAAGCCGGATCACCTAGCCCTTCTTCCTGATGAGGAAGGTGCATGCTCGTGGGCAGATGGTTGTGGGGTCCGCGTTAACAATAAGGAGTTGAGCTTGGACAATAAAGATGCCAATCCCGACGTTCAGGAGTTGGCTATGTTCAGCCGCTTCGTGAACTTCTTGAAGCCTTCCGGTCACAACAACCGTCGGGCTTCAGATGACGACCGGATGCAGATGGTTGCTGATTTGATCAGCTCAGACAGCACTCCATTCATTCCTGCGGACATGTACAGTCTGCAGGATATGGACCTTGAAACCCTCAAGAACGTTAAGGCAACGTACATGCCCGCCCCAGCCACAAACAGTCAAGGAGATCCTGACATGGCAGATGAGACCAAGACCGATACCGCGAAGCCATTGACCGCAGATGAGATCACTGCCATCGTGGTCAATGCTTTGACTGCAGCTCTCCCGACTGCAGTCAATTCCGCCGTTGATGAAGCTCTCAACGCCACCAAGCGTGTTGAGCTGATCGACGCAATCCACACCAACACCAAGGTCGACAAAGCGGAGTTGGAGAAGCTCTCCACCAATGCTCTTGAAGCCATGGCTCCGGCAAAGGTCCACAAGGCGGACTTCAGTGGTCGCGGGATCAAGCAGAACGCTGATGCGGGCGGCGACGACAAGCTGTACGTCGGCATGGTAACCAATGGTCGCGTTGAGACCGCAGCGAAGAAGGAGGCATAAGATATGACGAGCGATACCAATCCCAAGACGATCCTGCTTGGCGGTGATCCTCTGGCCAATGAGGGTACGGTCATCACTGCGGCCATCACTCCCGGCATGATGGTCCTGGCAGCAGGCAACAGCGTGGCCCGTGCTGGGGCTGGCGCAGTATCTCCGAGCGTCGCTCGCGAGAATGAGCTGGTCGGCAAAGGCATTGCCGATGCCTATGGGGTGGACGACAACATTTTGTTTTACACCCCCCGCAAGGGTGATCGCTTCTATGCTCTCTTGGCCGCTGGCCAGGACGTAGCGGCTGGCGCTCTCCTTGCATGTGGCGCTGCTGGAGCTCTCGTGGCTGTTGGCTCTGCAGCCCCCGTCGCACGCGCTCTCGAGGCTGTGGACAATGACCCCGGAACCGCAAGTGCTGCGGTCCGCATCAAAGTGGAGATCGTGTAATGGATACCAGCCTCAACCCGAATTACGGCGCATCAATCGGAGGTGATATTCCATTCATCATCGATGCTGCGGGCCGGATCAGCATCAATGCTGCTCGACCGTTCCTGGACGACGAGGGTGATACTCGAATCATCACCAACGCCGATGGTTCGTCTCAGCTGACAACCAATGCTGGCCTGCTGCAATACCAGGAGTGGCTCGAGATTGACCGAACGGTCACCCAGACAGCCAATCTCCGCCTCAGCGGTATCGCCGACCTTCGCTCCCGTGGCCTGATCCATTCGCTGGGTTCAATTGGACAGACGGTATCCCTTTGGGACGCTGTCTCTTCAATGACCCCTGCACAGATCGATATGTCCGGCCTCACGCAGGGCGAAGAAGACACGATTGCATATGCGCCAACTCAGGTTCCTGTGCCGATCGTACACAAAGACTTCCGGGTCAATTTGCGCCGTCTGGAAGCATCGCGATTGTTCGGTGAATCGGTCGATGTGACTGCGGCTTCGGTTGCCTCTCGTCTCGTCGCAGAAGCCTCGGAGCGTATGCTCTTTGGTGGAGCCCCAATCAAGGTGGAGGGGGGTCTGATCTACGGATACCGCAACTTCCCTGCTCGTGCGCAAGTCAATCGGACCGCAGATTGGGTATCGGCAACTCCCGCCCAAATCAAGGGCGATGTTCAGGCGATGTTGGCTGCTGCTCGCGCGGCCCGTTACTTCGGACCGTACGTCATGTATATTCCGCCCGAGTGGGAAGGTGTTCTTGACGAATACTATCTCGTCGGTGATGCCACCGCTGGTATCACTTCGGTCGGAATGACAATTCGCCAAGCCCTGTTGGCCTTGTCCGGTTTGTCCGAGATCAAGGTCGCCGACTTCATGGGCGCGACTGGCGAAGCCGTGATGGTGCAGATGGAGCGTGAGGTTGTTGATCTCGCGGTCGCGCAAGAGATCACGACGATCTCTTGGTCTGCAATGGGCGGTATGCAAGAACGGTTCAAGGTCATGGCCGTTTGGGTTCCGCGTCTCAAGGCCGATTACGACGGTCGTTGCGGCATCGTTCATCTTCGTCCAGCGTAAGGATTGATTGCCATGGAAAAGAAAACCTATAAGATCCTCAGCGGGAACTTCTTTGATCGCGACCTCGGCAAGCGGATTGCCACCGGACAAGAGGTTGAGTTCACCGAGGCCGAAGCCAAGACCTTTGGCTTGAAGAACCTGCAGGACTTGGCAGCTGTCAATGCCGAAGCCAAAGCCGAAGCTGAAGCAGCTGAAGCTGAAGCCAAAGCCGCTACGGCTGCCAAGGGCGCAAAGAAGTAAGGCCTAAGACAACACCAGAGGCTGTGATGGCCTCTGGTCCAACCCAGGAGATCAGACTATGACAATCGTAACAACTCCCGGATCCCCAACTGCCAACAGCTACGGAAGCGTGGCTGAGGCGGACGCATACTTTGCCAATAGACCATTCAGCACGGTCTGGTCTGCTCTCGACGCTAGCGGGAAGGAAGCCGCGCTGATCTACGCGACCCAGATAAGCAGCATGTACGTGGTATCGTATTGGGACGAGAAGCAATTGCCGGAAGACGCCACCATCCGCGTGCTGGCGAGTATCTCTGGCGACGTGGATGAGACCGTAGTCTGGAACGGCGAACCCACAGACGGAGATCAAGCCCTTGCATGGCCACGCAGGGGGGTGAAGAATCAGAATGGCTTTGACCTCGCAGACGATGTGGTGCCAACGCGCCTCAAGCATTGGCAGTTTGAGATCGCCATGCAGGCGCAGGCACAAGATCGTACTGCTGAGAACGCGGCCAAATTTGCAGGGCTATCGGGCCTTAAAGCGGGCCCAGTGGACCTCAAGTTCGCATCGGTCCTCCAGAACCCCAGTCTCGTGTCGGATGCGACCATGTTGGTGCTGGTGCCTTCGTGGTTCTACGCATTCAAAATCATCTACCAGAACAAGCTTCAATGGGTGTCGATCTAATGGCAGGCTTCGCAGACCTTGTATCTTCCGGTGTGGCACTGGCGAATCAGTTGACTGGTACGCTTCAGGATACCGTGCAGTATCAGGCTTGGGTAAGCCAAGACACGTTCGGCGACTATGTGTACGCAGATGCAATCACGCTCAAGGCAATTGTGGAGCGCAAGCAGGATCTAGTGATGGACTACGAGGGGCAGGAGATTGTGTCCTCTCACGTCATTAGCCTATTGACCCCCCTACCAGACAATGGCGCAGCAGGTCGGAGCGAGCCTATTGACCCTAGAGATCTATTCACTATCTCGGATGGCACTTCGGGCCGGATCCTATCCGTAGAGACACTCATGAACCCCGTGACTAGCGCTGGATACTTCCACGTTGTCAAGCTAGGAGGCAAGTGATGGTCGCCAGAGAGATGGACGTCGGTGCGGTGATGCGTAACCTCAATGGACAGGTCAACAGGATCAAGGGTGCCACTCGGTTGGGGTGCGTCCGCGCAGGCTTCTTCGTTGAGGCTGAGGCCACCAAGAATGCACCATTGAAGTCGGGCAACCTTCGCGGTAGCGGATACACTCGCATGACAGCAGAGGGATCCCAAGTAGGATTCGAAGCGGAGTACGCAGTCTTCGTTCACGAGATCGACAATAACTATGCTATTGGCGGTTGGAAGTTCCTTCAGAGAGCCGTGGACGAGAACAGGGAAGAGATACTTGAAATCATCAGGGCTGGAGCTAGGGTATGACCAGGACAGCCGCAGAATTGACCGCTGTCGCCATCGTCGCCGCTGGCCTTGGCACCACTGCAGGCACATGGCCAGTAGGGGTGAGCAGGGAGCCTGCTAAGGCTCCAGCAAACGCTATAACCACCTACGACACTGGTGGCGTCGATCCGCTGCAGCTTGAGGAAGGCTTGCGGCGTCCAACAGTTCAGGTCAGAGTGCGATCTGCGGCTTACGGAGCGGGCTGGAACAAGGCCAACGCGATATACCAAACCCTTGGCACGACATATGGTCAGATCTACGGAGCTGATCGTGTGGTAGGGTTCGCCTGTAGGGGCGACGTGTTCTATGTGGGCAGAGATGCGAATGATCGCTGCCTGTTTACTGTCAACTTTGAACTCACAAGGGATATGCCATCATGAGCGCAGTAGGATACAATGGTGCGGAGCTAATCATCAAGATAGCTACCGTGAAGGTCGCCGCCGTTCGCACGAAGTCGGTGAACCAAGAGCGAACCAATGTGGACGTTACCACAGACGACAATGACGGCTGGATGCGACATCTTCCGAAGCCCGGTACGAGAGGCTTCAATCTCGAAGTCGCCGGGATTGTCACCTCGGGCAACGAGGCTACATTCAATGCCGTTGGCACAGAGGCCTTCCTTGTTGTCGAAGTTGAATACCCGAATGGCGACACTCTTGCCGCCGCAGACGGGTTCTTCTTGGGCAACATTTCCCAGAGCACCTCTTACGATGGTAGCCTCGAATTCACCGCATCGCTAATGTCTAGCGGCGCAGTTACTCTGACCGCAGCTCCTTGAGGATCTACCATGAATATCAAGAAGACAATACCGATTGAGATTGGCGAGCACACATACGAAGTGCCCGTCAATTTCAGGGCGATTGAGGTCGTGGAGAATATCTACGATTGCACTGCAGACCAAGTCATTGGTGTTCACTTGGTGGATCCGAGCCGAATGAAGCGGACCCAGATTGCTCGCGTCATTGCGCAGTGGGTTGAGCCCACAGCAGGGCAGACGAGGGTCGAGATCTACCAAGAGGTTGTGGTGTGCTCAACCAAGAACCTATCCATCTACGCCGGATGCATACAGGGTGCAGTTGCATTTGCTCTTTCGTATATCGGCGAAGTGGAATTGGATCTGTTGGCTCGTGGCGAGGATCTCCCGGCCAAGACAGACGACGATCACAAACCAGACGGCGAGCAGGGGGGTAAGAGCGCAAAAAAGAATTGAGCTTTGTCGAAGCCTGCTTCAGGGTCTGCGTAGGGGACTGGGGCTGGGCTCCTTCAGAGTTTTGGGAGGCATCTCCAAAGGAGTATTACTTGGTGGCCTCTCAGAAGATAAAGAATCTCCCCCCTGCGGTCCG